TAACAACAGTTGCTCTAGTAGTCAATGCAGAGGGATTTAAATTAATAGGGCTCCATTGAAATGTTTTACCATTCTTAACAGTTGCAATTAATATTTGTCCAAAATTATCTAAAGACCAAGATCCAGGATCTAATACAACTGTAGAAGTGCTTGATGCCTCGCCCCAACCACCTGCACCCCAAGTATCTGTACCCCAACCATAACCATAAGTTTGTGATAGTGGGCCAACAGTTGCGTAAGGATTTATATCAGCAGAGCCACTTGCAGATGTTGTTGCAGTTGCAGCAGCAGCCATTGTGATTGTAAAAGTGTTTGCATCGGGTGCTGTTACTACCTGAAAAGTGTTTGTTTCAAAATCAGCAGCCACATACCCTGCACCTGAAGGTGGTGTTACATTTGTAAAAGTAAATAAATCTCCTGCACTCAAACCATGAGTTGTATAGTTTACGGTGACCGTTGCTGATGTGTCTGTAGTATCGAATGTTGCACCTGTAAGTGCTGTATCAAGAGGAGTGATATCATAAAAAGCACCTTCGTAATAAATAAATAATCCTTTGTTAGTACCTAGAGCTGCGTATTTTCTGCCGTCTAAATCTGCCCAAACCATTTGCTCTCTAACAGCACCAACTAAAGTAGATCCTGTTATCTGTTCCCAACCACCTATTTTTTCAGGTAGTCCATATCTAAATCTAACAAAATCACCATCTGTCCATTGCCCTTCGGCTCCTGTTTCAGTAACTTGTTTATTAAATCCTGGTCTGATTTGTACATTTGTTAAAGGCATGCGTATATTTTACAACATATTTTAGCTCGAGTACATATTAAGGGTTTTATTTATCTAGCACTATATTCCACTCTAAAACGTTAATTAATTCTTCAACATAAACTCTTGTTTTTTTGTTTTCCTGTAAATATTTGTGTAGTTCCTCTAAATCTAATACTATCCATTTTTCTTTATATTCTAAAACCATTTTATCTGCCTTGGATTGAATTGTACCTCTTTGCGCCATATCTCCATTTGTTAGTTTAAACATATCCCTTACATCAAATTTATAAAAAGCATTTTGACCTTTTATAATACCTGCTATATTCCATGAAGTTTTTTCTTTTGGGTATTCTACTGAGTCTAAATATTGTGAAAATCTATATATAATATCCATATCAAATATTGACAATTTATTTTAATAAAATTAAACATACAAGTATGAAAGTATATAAAAATTTTTTACAAAAAAAAGATTTTAAAATTATAGAAGAACATCTTTTGAGTGCAAATTTTCCTTGGTATTATAGTAAAAATGTTATCGGCAGATATGATAATGGTCTACCAGAAGACGACAAAAATTTTCAATTTACACATGGTTTTTATCTTCACGATAAAATTAATTCTAATAAATTCGAATTAATACAGCCTATAATTAAAATGATAAATCCACTTACCATTTTAAGAATTAAAGCCAATTTATTGACAAGAACATCTAAAAATATAGAACATGGTTATCACACAGATTTTGATAAAAATAGTCATAAAATTACAACTGGTATATTTTATGTAAATACTAATAATGGATACACTAGATTTAAAAATAAAAATGTGGTAAAGAGTGAGGCAAATAAATTTGTTGAATTCAAAGGTGATGAAAGCCATACTGGATCTACTTGCACTGATGAAAATGTAAGGATTGTTATCAACTTTAATTATATAAAATAATGTTACTAGAAAATTATTATTACTTTTTCAAAAGTGCTTTGACACCTAGATTTTGTGATGAAGTTATTGAATATGGTAATTCACAAAAAAAACAAATGGCATTAACAGGTGGATTTGAAAACAAAAATTTAAATAAAAAAGATATTAAAAATTTACAAAAAATTAGAAAATCTAATATTGTCTGGATGTCCGATGAATGGATTTATAAAGAGATAAGACCTTATATACATAGAGCAAATCAACTTGCGGGTTGGAATTTTCAATGGGATGTTAGTCAAGCTTGTCAATTTACAACTTATAGCTCAGGACAATTTTATGACTGGCATTGTGATTCTGAAATAAAACCTTATGATAGAAAAAATGTAAATGATCAAGAACATGGTAAAATGAGAAAATTATCGGTAACGTGTTCATTAACAGATCCAAGTAAATATAAAGGGGGTGAGTTAGAATTTAATTTTAATAAACCTGATTTTTCTAAAAGAAAAAACATACAAAAATGTAATGAAATATTGCCTCGAGGTTCTATAGTTGTATTTCCTTCTTTTGTATTTCATAGAGTATGCCCAGTTACAAGAGGAACAAGAAACTCCTTAGTGATTTGGAATTTAGGGTGGCCATTTAAATGAATTTAGATTTTCAAGGACATTTTATAACTCCTATTTATTTTCAAGAAGAAGATAAATGGGTTAAATTATTTAATAAAGTTTGTGATAAACACATTAAAGATTCTAAAAAAAGAGATTCAGATTTATTAAAACAAAGAAGTAAAAGGTTAAGAAAAAATATAAAAGATTTTGCTTTTTCATTTCACTCAAAATCTTTAGAAGAAGTACCTGAGTTTAAAGAATTTCAAGAATATATACTTAAAGCTTCTAATAAAATATTAGACCATATGGGTTATAATACTACTAATTATGAAATGTTTTTTACAGAACTTTGGGTACAAGAATTTAGTAAAAGTGGAGCAGGACATCATGAGGGTCATATACATTATGATAATCACATATCTGGTTTTTACTTTTTAAAAGCTTCAGAAAGAACTTCTCATCCTGTATTTAAAGATCCAAGATTAGGTAAAGTCGTATCTCAATTACCAGAAAAAAATCCTTTTGATACTACTTTTGCATCTAATGGAATTAAGTTTGATGTTAAACCAGGTAGTTTAATTATATTTCCATCATTTTTAGAACATTCATTTCCAGTGGATTATGGTTTAGATCCTTTTAGATTTATTCATTTTAATATTCAGGGTATAAGAAAAGAATTAATTCAAAAAATAAAAACATGAGTTTTAAAAAGAAAAAATACTTAGTAATTAAAAATGCTTTGTCTCCAGAGTTTAGTTATTTTTGTAAAAGATATTTTATTTTTAAAAGGCAAGTTGCTAACACTTTATTTAAATCAAAATATATATCTCCTTTTGAAACTATGTTTGGTGTATATGATGATAAACAGGTACCCAATACTTATTCCCATTATGCAGATTTAGTTATGGAAGTATTATTAGTAGAATTACTTCCCCTAATGAGAAAGAAAACTGGATTACATTTAACACCTAATTATTCTTATGCTAGAATATATAAAAAAGGTGATATTCTTAGAAGGCATAAGGACAGATTTAGCTGTGAAATTTCCACAACATTAAATTTAGGAGGAGATCCTTGGCCAATTTATATTGATCCAACAGGTAAAGATTCTGTTATTAATGAACAGGAAAACCTTATTAAACCTAATGCACCTAAAGGTATTAAGGTTAATTTAAATCCAGGTGATATGTTGGTTTATAGAGGTTGCGAACTAGAACACTGGAGAGAACCTTTTGAAGGAGAAGACTGTGTACAAGTATTTTTACATTACAATAATAGTGCAACTAAAGGATCAGAAGAAAATTTATTTGATAAAAGACCTCATCTAGGACTGCCTCCGCATTTTAAAAGAAAGTAATGATAATTTCAGATTTAAATTATTATCCAACAATAATTGTTGAAGACTTTTTTAAAAACCCTGATTTAATATTTGATTTTTACAAAAAAGTAAAATTATTTAAACCTAAGAATAATGAAAATTGGCCTGGGGTTAGATCTAAACCTTTTCATAAAATTAATATGAATTTACATAAGTATATTATGAACAAAATTATCTCTGTTTATTATAATTATAATATACAACAAGTATTTTGGGAAAATGCAAATATTCAATTCCATAGAATCAAACCATCTGATTTAAAAACTTGGAATAAAAAACAAACACATATTCATAAAGATGAAAATTTTGAAATAGCAGGCGTTATCTATTTAAATAAAAATACGATATGTAAAAAATCTGGAACAACTATTTATGACAAAAATTTAAAAGAACAAGTAATTGTTTCTAATAATTTTAATAGCTTATTACTTTATGATGCTAATAAATTTCATGGGATCACAGAATTTTCTGATTTAGAAACATTAAGAATAGTTATATTTATAAATAATATAAAAACTCAATTTAGTTTTTTAGAAAGATTTTATAGTAGTTAAATTAGTCTGGTTGATTAGGTAATAAAATCCAACCCTGAGTATTGTCTGCTTGATAAGCATCCTCGTCCCAACGGTATATTTTATTTTCATTTGGAATAGGTATAGGAGGTTGCCAATCTCCATTAGCATCTAAGGTCCAATCAGCACCTGGTTTAGGATGTAAAAACATATCCATAGATTCATTATAAGTCATACCTAGTCCTGCATATCTTCTTCTAAAATTATGATTATAGGAAGTCTGAACCCATTTGACTCCACCTTCTTCAAATGGCACTATGCTTTTTACAGCTTCAGCAGCTGTGGCTGACTGATCTCCACCATTATTATTAACATCATAGTTGTCTATTACAACAACTCTTAAAACTTTATTTTCCTTATCTAATTCTGCAAAATGTGCCATAATTTTATGATACCGTTAAAGTACCACTAACTGTAAAGTTAGCTATACTTCCACCTCCTGCTGGAACAGGGACTGTTGTAAATGTATTAGTTGGAGGACTAACAGATATTAAAGGTGCATCAGCTGCTGGGACTCTTATTTGTATTCTACCTGATCCACCACTACCACCAGAAGGACCTTGGTATCTTCCTCCAGCTCCTCCACCGCCAGTATTAGCCGAACCTGAACCACCTGGTCCCGAGCCACCTCCACCGATTCCTCCAGCTCCGTTTTTAGAACAATATCCTCTGTTATCACTTCCAGATCCTCCTCCTCCACCATAATATGTTGGAGTTCCTGAAATATTTATTGCAACACCAGCACCACCGTCTCCACCAGTTGGACTAAAAGCTCCTCCATTGAAACCTGGTTGTCCAGCCCCACCACCTCCAGCTGCACCTGCCGCTCCTCCTGGAGTTCCTCCAGGGTTTCCTTGAGGTGGGCTAAATGGAGGAGTATTACCAGCTCCTGCTGGTATTGCACACCAACCTGTAGGACCTGCTCCAGATCCACCTGGTCTTAAACCACCTAAATCTGTACCACCACCTGTTGCAGTAATTTTATTTGATCCTTCTGATCCACCTGGGTTAAAAATAGAATCTGCTCCTCGAGTAGCGCCAGGACCTGAAGGTATTGGATATCCTCCTGGAGATCCACCAGCTCCTATTGTAACAGGATAAGTACCTGATCCTAAAGATAATTTTGAACCTGAATTTAATGGAGCAGGCCCATAAGCTGAAAATCTCACACCTCCAGCTCCTCCTCCTCCAGCGTTAGGTGATGACCCACCGCCTCCGCCAGCGATAACTAAATAATCTACTTCAAGTGCTTTAGCAGAACCTCTAAATTGTCCTACAGAAATTTGTCCAGAAGCTGGAATAGGGCCATTTGGAGCAGGGGTTCCCGCTGGTACTAAAGGGCCACCTGCATAATATTCTGATAATTGAATAGGGTTAGATCCTCCAAACTCGGTTTGAATATCCGTTAATGAAGTATTTGTAGTTGGTATAGCCATATTATTTTTTCTCCTTAGTCAAATCCTCTACTTTTTTAGATAATACTTTAACTGCCTCAATTAGTAAACATGTAAGTCTATCATATTTTACAGCTTTAATACCATCTTTTCTTTGAGCAACAGCTTCAGGTAATACTTTTTCTACCTCTTGAGCAATTACTCCAACATCTTTTTTTCTAACAAAATAGCCATCTTCACCACCTTGTTTTTTAATCCATTCATCTTTCCAATTAAATAAAACTCCATTTAATTTTTTCAATGCTTCTAATGGATCCGGAATATTTACAACATTTTCTTTTAAAGCAGAATCTGAAGAATAGAAAGCTGTAATATCATCAGTTGCTCTGATTTGACCAGTTGTTGCAGATGCAGCTGTACCAACTCCAAATGAATTAAATTGAACATCGTTTGCAGTTCCAACTCCTAAAGA